TAAAGCGCTTCTTCGTGGCGCAACATTAGAAGAATTGGTGGGTTAATATGGAAATAAAATGCGAGTTTTGTTCTAAAAAATTTAATGGGGTTATAGATCTTTCAAAGCATATTAAAGAGCATAAAATATCTCAAAAAAAATATTTCGAGCAATTTTATCCAAGGCATGATTTATCAAATAAAAAAAAGATAGATTTTAAATCGTTAGAGCAATATTTTTTGTCTGATTTTATAGATAAGACTTCTATGAAGTCTTGGCTTGGAAGCATAGGGCAAGAAAAAGCATTGGATTATTTGTCGGGTAAAATTAAAAAATATTGTGATATTAAAAATTTAAAAAATGCACCACCAGAATTTTTTATTCAAACAATAAGCTGCCTACCATCAATACGGTTTATTGAAAAATTATGTGGAACAGATTATAATGCGGTATGCGCTAAAAGCAACAAAGAATCTAAATATGACTATTCTAATTTAGACGATAGAGCAAGCAATTCCAAGCCAGCAAAACAAATTGTCGTCGATACTCGTGAAAAAAGACCATTAAAATTCAGTAAAGAATTAAGGCGGGTAAATGTTGCTCTTGACTATGGTGATTATGCACTTTCTCCAGCTTCAAGAATTGTGATCGAAAGAAAAAGTTTTAGTGATTTTTTTGGTACATTTGGGGCTAATTTAGAGCGTTTTGAAAAAGAGCTGCTAAGAGCACAAAATAATAATGGATATATTATTATAATGGTCGAAGCATCTTATAGCTCTTTAGCTTATAATAAAAAACGCTGGTTTGCAACAAGTCCAGAATATATATTTCATAGAGTTAGAGATTTATATAAAAAATATGAATGTTTTCAAATTGTATTTTGCGATGGCAGAAAACAAATGACAGATTTGGTATTAAAAATACTCGGTCTTGGGGAAGAAGTTAAGAAAATAGATTTGCAATATTGCATTGAAAAAGAAATAATATAATATGGCTATTTGGGCAGGAAATCAACCAGCGAAAGATATAGCAGATATAAATAAAGAATTGCTAAATCTTCGCGGAGAGCTTGATGACAGAACAGCAAAGATAACTTTAGCAAAATTTTTGCGTCATAATATTGGGTTTACTTCTCAATTAATTCTTGGAATTAATATGGAACCCATGCAAGTTATGCATATAAACGCGATGTTTGAAAAAAATAATTGCATGCTTATTTTTAGTCGTGGTGGTGGCAAATCTACATTGGCTGGGTGGTATTGTATATTAAAATGCATATTTGAGCCTGGTACAAGAATAGTAATTGCATCAGCAAACTTCAGAACTAGTCGTAGAATATTTGAAGAAATTGTTAGATTATTAAATACTGAAGAGGCACAGCTTGCACGGTCTTGTTTTGATAAAAAACCTTACTTAAGAAATGATAAATTTCAATGGGATGTAAATGGCGGATATATATGCGCAATTCCGCTATCAGAAGATACTCGTGGTATGCGTTGTGATGTGCTTATTCTTGATGAGGTTTTGTTGTTGTCTCCACAAATGATCAATGATGTTTTGGCCCCATTCCTTTCGTCGCCAAGAGATGCGGCATTTAGAATTAAAGTAAGAAAGCTTGAAGATGAATTAATTAAAAATGGAACATTGCATCCTAATAATAAAATGATTTTTGAAAATGCAGCCCAAATGATCTGCTTATCTTCTGCCTCTTATCAATTTCAACATTTATATAAAATGTATACAGATTGGACTGATTTTGTAGAGCGGCCAGACTTATTGGCAATGAACTCTAAAGAAGAAGAGCGCCCAACATATTTCATATCTCAAATGGGCTGGGAGGCAATACCTGCCACGATTTTAAACCGAGAATTTATTCAGTCTCAAAGAGCTAGTATCTCAGAAGACTCATTTCAAAGAGAGTATGGGGCACAATTTCGTGATGGCGGCGATGGGTATTTTTCAATGCGAAAAATGAATGAGTGTACAATACCTGATGGCGAACATCCACATTCTAAAGTTGTTGGTGATCCATTAAAAAAATATATACTTTCTATCGACCCAAACTATTCAAAAAGCGCATCGTCTGACTTTTTTGCAATGTCTGTTATAGAAATTGATGAAGAAAAAGAAGAGGGCGTTCTCGTTCATGGGTACCAAAGGGTTGGCGCTGATCTTCAAGATCATATAAAATATATATATTATATATTAACACATTTTAATGTACAATTAATAGTTGCTGATTCTTCAAACATAGACACAATTATAGATGCTTGTAATGAAAGTGAGCTTTTTAAGGGCGCCAATAAAAAAATAACATATATAACCGAATGGGACTCTACAAAAGATGGTCAAGATCAGGTAGACATGCTTATTAAAGCAAAAAAACAATATAGTCCAGACATGGGATGTATGTGTATTAGACAAACACCAACAACTGACTGGATTATGAGAGCAAACTCTTATTTGCAGGCATGCATTGACCACAAAAAAATATGGTTTGCCTCGCGCGCGAGTAATCACCCAGAATATATGTCTTATATGTTTAATTTGAGAATTCCATTAAAATTAGTATTTCCTCATGGATCTGGAGTAATAGAGGGTGATTCTAAAGAAGACAATAGAAAACTATCAATTAGAGAATTTATCGAATTACAAGATGATATTATTTTATCAACAAAAGAACAGTGTGCTAATATTGAGGTAACTTCTACATCTAGAGGTCACCAAAGCTTTGATCTTCCAAGATCTGCAAGAACTTCTACGGCCAATAATAAACCTAGAAAAGATAACTATAGCACCCTATTATTGGGTAACTGGGGTATAAAATGCTATTTTGAATTGATAAAAACTCAGGTTCAAATTAAACGCGAGCAGTTTATACCAGCACTAATTTAATTTAATTTTTAAATAAAATGAATTTCAGAATACATTACTGTAATAAATAACTGCATATGATATCTAAAAAAGGTACAAGGTCTAAAAAGAATAAAAAGGAAATTTCGGAGCCGTTAACTGCTAGCTTGGATGATTATGATAAGCTAATTGGCTCTTGCGATACGACTCCAGAAAGAGGATCCAGATCTAATTCTGCTGGTAGTATAACTAGAATTCAAAGATTTGCAAATCTTGAAGCTGGGGTTGCGCCATTTTTGTATGAAAAAAATAGCAGCAGATATGCAACTAATATTTCTCTCCAAGATACGATACTGTTGTGCCAAAAAGCCTATTGGAATGTTCCTATTTTTAGGAATACAATTGATCTAATGACTGAATTTGCAATTTCTGATATTGTATTTTCAGGCGGAAATAAAGAGTCAAGAAATTTTTTCAACGCATGGGCTGAAAAAATTAATTTGTGGCAATTATCAGATATGTTTTTTCGTGAATATTTTCGTAGCGGAAATGTTTTTATTTATAAATTATTTGGTGAATTTCCTAGAGAAAGTTTGAGAAAACTTCAGCAAATGAATATAGCTGAAGCAGCTTTAAAGATTCCTTTAAAATATATTATATTAAATCCATATGATATACAAGTATTAGCTTCTTCCAGCTTTACTGCGCCAATATACAGAAAAAGATTGAATTCGTTTGAGTTGGGCGCATTAATGCGCCCATCAAATGATGAAGATAAAAAAATAGCATCTACAATACCAGAACTTAAAAATATCAAAAATGGAAATCAATCTTTAGAAATTTCTCTAGACTCTGATCGTCTTGTTAGCGTTTTTTACAAAAAACAAGATTATGAACCTCTTGCTGTTCCTATGGGATTTCCTGTTTTAGAGGATATTAATTGGAAGCTTGAGCTTAAAAAGGTTGATATGGCTATCTCTAGAACCATACAGCAGGCGGTGCTTCTTATTACTCAAGGCGATGAAGAGCTTGGGCCGCCAAGCCAAAAAAGCCAAGAAGTGCTTCGTAAAATTTTTGAAAATGGTAGCGTTGGCAGAGTATTAATTGCTGATTATACAACTAAAGCCCAATTTGTTATTCCGCAAATTGGCGATATTCTTGATCCTAAAAAATATGAAATTGTTGATAAAGATATAAGGCTTGGTCTTAATAATATTATATTTGGAGATGATAAATACGCAAATGCAAGCGCAAAAATGGATGCGTTCTTTAAAAGACTTGAGTTTGCAAGACAAGAATTCATGACAAAATTTTTAGAGCCTCAAGTTCGTGATATCGCAAAAACAATGAACTTTAAATCTGTTCCGGTTCCAAAATGGAAAACTCATAATTTTAGAAATGATTCTGCCGTTCTTTCAAGAGTATATACAAGACTTCTCGAGCTTGGCGCAATCTCTCCAAAAGATGCAATTTCAGCTATTAATACAAATGTGCTACCTGAACCTTATGAGCTTGCGGAATCTCAAAAAGAAATGATTTCTGAAAAGGAACAAGGATTTTATGAACCACTTTTAAACCCAAAGCAAAATGTTGGTCAATCTGGTAGACCGGCAGCAACCCCAGCAAAACAAACTACTCAAAAAATTACACCAGTTGGACAAAAGTCTGTTGCATCTTACAAGTTTAGTACGACCCTAATGACTTCAGCTATTAAAGAGAAAGAAGAGTTAGAAGGTTTAGTTTCAGATGCGTTAAAGAAAAAATATAAAATAAAAAGATTGAATGGCGCCCAGAAGCTTATTGCTTCCGATATAACAAATATTATTATATCTTCGGAAGAGAAATCTAAATGGAAAGCAAAAATCAATGATTATATTAACAATCCAGTATCTGATATAATAAATAATAATATTACTAAAGATATTTTTGATATAGCTGCCTATCATGAAATTGGACAGAATGAGGCTGCCATTCTTTACCATTCTAAAAAATAATGAGAACTTTAATTCGAGCTTCGCAACTTCATCCAGATGTTTCTGGTCTAGTAATAAATTATACTAGCGGTATATATCCAGCATTTAGTAATATATCTGGTGTTTCTGGAATTAGCACTATTAAAAGCGGCTCTTATTTGTTTATTACTCTAGATGAAAATGAAAATGTATCTAAAATTAATAATTTAACTGGTAGTTTATTTTTAACTGGTGAAAGTGGTGTTTACTTAAAACTAAACGGACAAAATATTACAATTGGTTATTCAGGCGGTGCTGGCGCTGGTACTGTAAAAAATATATCTGGATACGGAAATATCGATGTATGGCCAGCTAATGATTCTACTTTTATAATAAGTGGAATTTCAATAACTGGAACTAACGGTATAGAAACTTATTATAATCCATATAAAACTTTATTGACAGTTAAAGGCGCTGGCATTGGCACGCTAAATAACATTACTGGAAATATTAATTTAATAGGAAATAATGGCACGAACATAACAACTAGCGGTCAGTTTATATATATAAATACTGCACAGGCGGCTTCATCTGGAGTCAATTCCATAAATACGTTAAGAAATGGTGGAGTTTCTTTAATTGCCGGAACAGATATTGACATTAATACAGTCACTGGATCTAAAACAATTATAGTTTCTTATTCAGGAAATGGCTGGGGAAATAGTAATGTAAATTTAGGTACAAATTCTGATACAAATTATATAGGTAATGATAACATTTTTCAAGATACAACAGAGTCTTTTATTTTAGGAAACTCAAACCATATTGACAGTGGATCTGCTGTTTATATTTTAGGCTCGCAAAATTCCAGATACAATTTAGCTGCTAATTCTACATTTATAAATACTACTGGTAGTTATCTTGGTTCATTAACAGGATCGACAGTAATAAATGGGATTATAAACAATTCTGTTCTTAAGCATCCATATTCTTTTTCTGTTGGTGGCTCTGTTGATAATACATTTACTAATAACTTTTCAATGAAGGCTTTCCTGTCCGGAAAGGAAATAATGAAGCCATTTGTTGTGCCAAAGACAAAATATTCTGGCATTTATATGTCAACAGGCTCTATATTATTTGGAGAAATTAATTATGTTGCCGTAAGATATGATGTCACAAATTTTGAAGCAAGTTTTGATGCCAAAGATTTTGGAATATATGGAAAGAAAAATTTTATGGCTCAAAGGGCTACGAATTTACAAGTTCAGGTTAGAGATGAATCGGACTTGTTTGGTGGAATAGATAAGTATGGAATATTTTTGAGCGGAGGTAATGATGAAAACTTGTATTTATGGGCTAGTGGATATTCCGGTAATGATCCTGGTGATGGTCTCGATGGTGTTCATGATGTTATTTTTATAGCAAATTTGAATTTTGTTAATTTTGGTATATCTCCATATTTATAATTTTGATGAAAAAACTAATCAAAACATCTTATTCTAATTTAAATATTGCCTCTTTATATATGAGTGGCAGTCATGTTAAATTAGATGATTGGAAAGAAACTTTATTAATTGATGGTAGGCCGCTTGCTGTTCCTGGGGCAAATCCATTTATTGTTCTACCTTCAGAGATTGGCCTTCAGCCGCCAAGTTATTTTGCATCTTTTCCATATACAGGGCTTTCGCTATATGAAGAATACACAGCAACATCATATATAGTTACTGGATGGAGTGTATCTTTAGGAAAGAGTGGTTTGGGTCCTGCCCATGCTAACCCACTAAATCCAAGCCAGTTATTATTTGGCCCACTTACTGGAGATTTTTACACAAGAAGCCTGACTGATCCAAACAATAAAACTACAATAACTCCGTTTTGGATTGATTCTGGTCAATTTTTTAATTCTGGATTTATACCAGAAACTACAATAAGTGGTGATACCATTATTGGATGGAATATATATTCTGGCTTATCTGGCGCTGAAGATTTAATAGTTTCACTAAGAGGGAGATATAATGACATAAATGAAGCTAATGTTAGCGATGGCGTTATAATGAGTAGTGGTGATTCTGCGATATCTTTTTTCTTAGAATATGGATCTATAACAGGAGAAACAATTCTTGAATATTATACGCCAAATGAATTTATAGCAACAAGATGGGGCGTTTATTCGGCATCTACTGGGTCAAGTACGATAGGCAATGGCGATCCTTTAATAATACAAGAGCCGTTAAGTGGAAGATTCTATTATCGTGATCCAAAATCTTCTAGCCGAACAACTATAACTAGCTTTACGATGCCAACTGGCACATTTGCCTCTTTCAGCTTAATAGGTCAAGATAAAAATATATTGCCAAGACAAATTGTTGGTATTGATATTTATAAAGGTTTAAATAATTTAACAAATTTACATATTGTTCTTGGCGGTAGAGCTATTGCTTCTGCGAATTATATAAAAAATGTAGTTACAAAAGATATTTTTGATATTTTTTCTGGATTTATAACTGGACTGGTTGAAGCAGGAAATTCTGGAATTACCAGCCTTAACGGATCTTATGGGCCAGTTTATCTAGATGGAATCAGCGGTATAAAAATAAGTGATAATGGATATCCATCGCAAACAATTACAGTAGAATATACTAGTGGGAATTTTAATAATATTGATTTTGCTCCACAAAATCTAGATCTGTCCCATAAAGAAGGCAGGGTATTTTATAGCGCCGACACAAAAACATTAAATGCTCATTTAGATATTCCAGATGTCACTTTAAATATAGGCCAAGAAGAATACATAAGAATTGTTAATAAGACTAATAATACTATACCAAATGGTACGCCAGTCTACTTGTCAGGTTCTCATGGCAATAGGCCTCAAGCTTGGATAGCTATGTCTTCTGGTGATGATAGCCTTTATCATTTAGAACATTTAATTGGTGTGTCAACACATAATATATCCAATAATGAAGAGGGTTTGATAACAACAAATGGAATTATTAATGGCATTAATACATCTTCTTTTTCTGCTGGTGACATTTTATATGTAGAATCATCTGGTGGTTTAACTAATATATTACCAAATGCTCTGACATCTTATGGTAAAAAAATTGGTTATGCCTTAAACTCTGCTAATAATGGCAAAATACTTGTAAAAATTAATGATAATTTTGTTGGCCCATATAAAAGCTCATCAATATCACTTTCAATAAGTGGATATTCTATTTTATCTGGCGCAAGTATTTTTAATAGCGGAGTTGCAGAAATTCATGTACCAAATGATTTTATCGCAACTGGTATTTTAGCAACATGTTCTTTAGCTAGTGGGCTGGCTGGAAGTTTTTCTGCATCAAACAGGCTTAGCGGTATAATTTATCAAAAAAAACCAAGCGATAATATTTTCCAGAGAAGTATTGTTGCTCCGTGGTTTTTGACTGGAGGCAATATATTTTCTGGATTTTCTTTTGATTCATCGAATAGTCTATTTAACGGGCCAACATCGCCTATTTTAATTAGTGGTGGTAATTTACTCAGTTTAGATATGTCTGGTGTAAATGCAGCTAATAGATACAGGGGGATAAATATTGCTCTTTTAGGAAAATCATATTAAACACTTTTTTAAAGTGTAATATAATACCATGAGTGATATATATTTTAATACTTCAATTTTATTGAATGCAAAAACCGCGCCATTCACGGGCGAATGGTTTCCGCTTGGACGAGGGCGAGATAATTTATTTACATTTTATACAAATGGAACGGGAACTATTAATTTAGAATATAAAAGTCCATTTTTTAATGAAGGTGTAAATTTTTATTCAACTAGCATGACTGGTGCTGGATATGGAACACCCACATATTCAACATCTCCAATGAGCGAAATTAGAGCAGTTTGTAGTGGTAATGGGCAATTTTGGGCAGCAGTAACAACTCAAAACTAAAATGGCAAAAAAGAAAAAACTTTTAGAAGAGTATCCATTTCATGTGCGCTTTGATGGTATTGAAATCAAAGCAGTATCTATGGATAAAGAAGATCTGCAATATATTGCAAAAGCAAGCGCTGATAAATTAAAGAACTTACTACCAAAAGATTTTGACTTTGAATCAAGCTATGATATTCTTGGCGTTGCTTTTAATGCTTATACGCCAAATCTTGGCAATAAAAATGGCCATATGATCTCTGGAGAAAAGGGTATTGCTATTGCAAAAAGTTTTAAAGGAAAATATATTAACATTGAGCATGAAAGAAAAAATGTAGTTGGATGTATAACTGACTATGCGTTTTCTTCTTTTCCAGATGATCAACCAATAGCTGAAGCCACTGCTCGTGAGCTTGCATCTGAAGGAAAAGTATTCAATGTTGTTCTTTCTGGAATTGTTTGGAGGGCAGTAAATCCTGATTTTGCCGATGCCGTTTCTGAAGCTGGAGATGCGTCTTCTGATAAATTTGGATCAATATCCGCCTCTTGGGAGGTTGCATTTAAAGAATTTAATATTGCAAAAGGGTCTAAATATCTTAAAGAATGTGAAATAGTTGATGGCGAAGCTGTCAATGAGTTAAAGGGGCGCCTTAAAACATTTGGTGG